ACCATCGTAGAAATTTTCGAGGGTATCGGCCTGATAGCGGGTTTCGATTTCTGCGCAAAGCACTTGCAGGGTTTTCCCATTGTCATGGTTGAAAGCTTTCAAGAACAGATCCACAAATGATGCAGTGCCTTTGCCCTTGCCGCCGCCTTTGCCTTTGCGCCCTGCGCCGTCTTTTGTGCTTCCCCAATCGGTTACTGGTTTACCAGTCTTAACCGCTTCGCGAAAAAGGGACAAATAGTTTTGCGCAGTCTTTTTACTCAGGCCGCCTGACACAATGCCGTCAACAAATGCCGTAGCGCCTGAACACTTACCATAGCGGCCGATAACGGCCTTGGCATTGTGTAGCACCACAATGTTGGCGTTGGCACTTTCGCGCAGTGTAGCGGCCTGATCGTCGGCTTTTTTAGCAGCGACCAAATCAGCAGCGATCGAAGCAGAAACGTGAGCAATATCAAATTTAGACATGATAGATTTCCTATAGTACGGGTTGTTAAGTAATGAAACGGTTAGTACCATCGCCGACTCATTGGGTTCAATTGTGGCATATCTTTCCCCATGTTGCACGACATAGGGCCAAATTTACATTTTCCCACAGTGGGAAATTCGATTGATTTTCAGGGCGTCAGGAGGACGACCCCCCACCCCCCACTTTTTAGATTAGGTTCCTCGGGCGGCGCGTAGCGCCCTAATATGCACAACCAAGCATCTCTAAAAAACAAACACCCCCCGTACCAAAAGATTTCGTTCTACCCCCACCCCCTATATATTTTTTAAAAAAGTCGCCTACCCCGTGCAAAGGTATAGGAAGGGATTGGGCGGGGTACGTGAGTACAACACCACAACATCTTGGTAGGTTATATCCACATTACAAATAACATCTTTTCACAACTTATGTTTGCGTGACCCTACATCTTCTGTTATATTGCGGCTGTCTGGAGCTTACAAACCGCACCAATGATTCTTGTTACACCTGAATTAGATGTTCCCTTGCCCTTCTCCCTTACTGTGGAGGAAGCTACGTCTTTGCATGAAAAAGCCAAAGCTGCTTTTAGTACTGTAGAGTTTTTAGCTGCAATGGGTATGGAGGTCACAACTCCCACGGATAAAGATCGCAAAGAAGCCCGTGCCCAGTTTTTGGATTCCCCATTTGCAGTAGCCGAGATTGCCACATCAGGTAAGGCATTGATACTGAAGTCACTGCTCAATGAGTACGATGTAGAGGTAGCACGTAACGCTGCACAGATTCGTAGTTATATAAAGATGCGCCTATTGGAGTTGACTGATTCCAACAAAGAGACAGTGCAGTTAAAGGCTTTGGAACTGTTAGGAAAAGTTGCAGACGTAGGTGCGTTTGCAGAACGGGTTGATATTAATGTGACTCACCGCACTACAGAAGAGTTGCAAGCTGAACTGGCAAACAAATTGGCTGCGTATATGGATGACATTGTGGATGTTGAAGCTAAAGCCTTAACGCAAACGCCTGATCAAGTTGCTGATGATTTCCTTAAAAAAGCTCCGGCGGTTCAAATTATTGATATTGACGAAGAGTTAGGTATGGTAGGCAATGAATTGCCCGAGTCAGCCACCTTGGATGATGATCCGCTATGACGGAGATACTTGAGCGTAGTAAGTTAGATGCAGTACTGGAGAAACTCCAGATGTTGCCTCCTGATCAGCAGAAGCGGATAATTAATAGACTGCCTAAAGACGAGGGTGAGGCGGTCACAGAGATCTTGGATGAGTTAAATACTCGCAACTTGCGTAAGAAAGCATCCGATGACTTCATGGTGTTCGTCCAAGAGATGTGGCCTAACTTTATTTACGGGCGACATCACGCGAAAATGGCCCGGGCGTTTGAGGAAGTAGCACGTGGGGACTGTAAACGGCTGATAATTAACATGCCGCCGCGTCATACGAAGTCAGAATTTGCCTCATACCTGCTACCGAGTTGGTTTTTTGGGAAATTTCCGGGTAAAAAAGTAATCCAAACGTCCCATACTGCTGAATTGGCGGTGGGATTCGGGCGAAAAGTGCGAAATTTGGTGGACTCGCCTAACTACAAGCGCATTTTTCCTGCTCTTGACTTGCAATCCGACTCAAAAGCGGCGGGTAGATGGAACACAAACTTCGGTGGTGAGTACTTTGCTATCGGTGTGGGCGGCGCAGTGACCGGTAAGGGCGCAGATGTGCTGATTATTGATGACCCGCACTCCGAGCAAGAGGCTACGTTGGCAGAAAATAACCCCGAGATCTACGATAAGGTGTACGAGTGGTACACATCGGGGCCACGCCAGCGTCTACAGCCCGGGGGTTCTATTGTTATAGTGATGACGCGCTGGTCAAAGCGGGATTTAGCGGCGCAAGTATTGAAAGCTGCGGCGCAGCGCGGTGGAGAAGAGTGGAAAGTGATCGAATTCCCTGCGATCCTACCCTCGGGTAAACCCTTATGGCCTGAATTTTGGTCTGAGAAAGAACTTTATGCGTTAAAGGAAGAACTGCCCAACGGTAAGTGGATGGCGCAGTACATGCAGCAGCCTACGTCAGACGTAAGTGCCATCATAAAGAGGGAGTGGTGGAAGATATGGGAGAGTGAACGGCCTCCCTCCTGCGAGTTCATTATCCAGTCGTGGGATACTGCGTTTCTCAAGACAGAACGGGCTGATTACTCTGCATGCACAACGTGGGGAGTGTTCTATCAGCCAGATGACACAGGTAAAGAACAAGCCAATATTATTTTGCTCAATGCGTTCAAGAAACGCATGGAGTTTCCTGAGTTAAAGCAGCGGGCGTATGAAGAATACAAAGAGTGGGACGTAGATAGTCTGATTGTCGAGGCCAAGGCAGCAGGCTCACCACTGATATTTGAATTACGGGCGATGGGTATACCGGTGCAGGAGTACACGCCTAGTAAAGGTAACGATAAGATAGCGCGGTTAAACGCTGTGGCTGATATATTTGCGTCTGGACGAGTTTGGGTGCCTAATACACACTGGGCAGAAGAGTTAATTGAAGAGGTTGCCAGTTTCCCATCGGGGGAGCATGATGACTTGGTAGACTCTATGAGTCAGGCGCTATTGCGCTATCGGCGTGGTGGGTTTATTCAGTTGGACTCCGACGAGAAAGAAGAACAACGGCAATTTCGCAGGCGCGTGCCGTATTACTAAGGATGAATCATGGCTATTGAGAAATCACTGTACGCTGCCCCCCAAGGGTTGGATAGTTTGGACGCTATGGACAATGCGTCTCCTCCCATTGAAATTGAGATTGAAGATCCGGAGTCTGTACGTATTGGTGCAGGAGATATGGAGATTGAGATTACCCCCGGTAAAAAATCTGGCGAGGCTTTTGAAGACAACCTTGCTGAATATATAGATGACGATGAGTTGGAGTCCTTGGCAAGTGAATTAATTGGGGATTTTGAGGATGACATTGGCAGTCGTAAGGACTGGATGCAGACTTATGTAGACGGCCTTGAACTCTTAGGTATGAAGATTGAAGACCGGGCCGAGCCTTGGGAGGGAGCCTGCGGTGTATACCACCCACTCTTGGCAGAAGCCTTGGTAAAGTTTCAGTCAGAAACCATGATGTCTACGTTCCCTGCAATGGGGCCAGTCAAGACCCAGATCATTGGTAAAGAAACTCCTGAGAAAAAAGCTGCTGCAATCCGTGTCCAAGACGACATGAATTACCAGTTGACCGATGTAATGAAGGAGTACCGGCCTGAGCATGAGCGCATGCTATGGGGCTTGGGTCTGTCGGGCAATGCGTTCAAGAAGGTGTACTTTGATCCGCACTTAGACCGGCAAGTATCTATATTTGTCCCTGCCGAAGATCTTGTTGTGCCTTATGGCGCGAGTAACTTGGAAGCTGCTGAGCGTGTAACCCACGTGATGCGCAAGACCGAGAACGAGCTACGCCGTCTACAAATTGCTGGGTTTTATGTAGATGTTGATTTGGGTGAGCCCAACAATACGCTAGATGAGGTTGAAAAGAAGATTGCCGAGAAGATGGGCTTTAGAGCTACCTCGGACAATCGGTTCAAGCTGCTGGAAATGAACGTAGACCTTGACCTCAAGGGCTATGAGCATACCGACAAGAAAGGTGAAGAGACGGGTATTAAGCTGCCGTATATTGTCACTATTGAGAAAGGTTCCAACAAAGTATTGGCAATCCGCCGCAATTGGGAGAAAGATGATGAGACATATCAGAAGCGACAGCACTTTGTCCACTACGGATACGTCCCCGGATTTGGCTTCTATTGTTTTGGCCTTATCCATTTGGTGGGGGCTTTTGCTAAGTCAGGCACTTCTCTTATTCGTCAGCTTGTTGATGCTGGTACTCTAAGTAACTTGCCCGGTGGCTTTAAGTCACGTGGCATGCGTGTTAAAGGTGACGATACACCGATTGCTCCCGGTGAATGGCGAGATGTAGATGTGGCAAGTGGCGCATTGCGGGATAACTTACTACCACTACCCTATAAAGAACCAAGCCAAGTATTGATGGCTTTACTCAACCAGATCGTGGACGAGGGCCGTAGATTTGCCAATGCTGCCGATATGGATGTTAGTGATATGTCGGCTAATGCCCCAGTGGGTACAACGCTGGCAATTTTAGAGCGCACACTAAAGAACCAGTCTGCGATTCAGGCACGTATCCACTACTCCATGAAACAGGAGTTAGGGTTGTTAAAGGAAATCATTGCGGCTTATAGCCCCGAGGATTACGACTACGATCCTGAAGATGGCTCTCGTAAAGCCAAGAAAAGCGACTATGAAAACATAGACGTTATCCCTGTAAGTGATCCTAATGCCGCCACTATGGCGCAGAAGATTGTGCAGTACCAAGCAGTGATGCAGTTGGCCTCGCAGTCTCCTACACTGTTTAACATGCCGCTTCTTAATCGGCAGATGTTGGAGGTGTTGGGTATTAAAAATGCAAACAAACTTGTGCCGATGGACGAGGATCAAAAGCCAACAGATCCAGTGTCTGAGAATCAGAATATATTGATGAGTAAGCCGGTCAAGGCGTTTATGTACCAAGACCATCCATCACACATTGTAGTACACATGTCTGTTATGCAGGATCCCAAAATCCTATCACTTTTGCAGAATAACCCGCAAGCGCCGCAGCTACAAGCAGAGATGATGGCCCACATTAATGAGCATCTAGGGTTTGAGTATCGTAAGCAGATTGAACAGCAGCTTGGCATGTCTCTACCTCCGCAACAAGATGAGTCGGGTGAAGATATCAACATGTCCCCAGAAGTTGAAGCGCGGTTGGCTCCCATGCTGGCGCAAGCAGCGCAGCGTTTGTTGCAGCAGAATCAACAGCAAACCCAGCAGCAACAACAGCAGCAGCAAGCTCAAGATCCGTTAATCCAGATGCAGCAGCAGGAGTTGCAGATTAAACAAGCAGATCAACAACGCAGGGCACAAAAAGACCAAGCGGATATTGAGCTTAAAAAACAGCAGATGCAAATGGACGCAATGAAGGCGTTGGGGCAGCATACGCTTGATGAGAAACGCTTGAAAGTAGATGCACTAAAGTTTGCATCAGAACTAAAAGCTAACCAACAACAAACCAAAATGGATATGACCCTAGATGTTTTAAAACATATGTCTGATCAACACCATGAGGATCAGCTACGGGTTATGCAAGAACGTATGCAGATGCGCCAACAGCAGTCGCAGCTTACCCAAACACATATGCAAACGCAATCCAGACAACAACCTAAGAAAGAAAAACAATGAATGCTTTAGACGTACTCATCCAACAAGCAGATGAGAAAGTTACACAACTTAAAGACCATTTAGCTGACGGTAAGGCTACAAGTTTTGAGGAATACAAGAAACTGTGTGGTGAGATTCGGGGTCTTCTCACCATGCGGGGATATGCGTTAGACCTGAAACAAAACTTGGAGTTTGCTGATGACTGAAATCCTATTAGGTACAAACCCTAATAACCCCCAAGTAGTAGGAAACTACAACTGGGAATCAACTATGGAGGAGAAAGGTAAGCAATTACCAAGACCATCCGGCTATCGGATACTTTGTGCTATCCCGGAAGTTGAAGAAACCATTGAAGGCTCAAGCCTCATTAAGTCATCAGAGATGATGCGCAATGAAGAGACGCTCACAACCGTCTTATTTGTTGTAGATATGGGGCCAGATTGCTATAAAGATGAGAAACGGTTTCCTACTGGCCCGTGGTGTAAACCGGGGGACTTTATTCTCATTCGCCCTCATGCAGGTTCCCGTTTGGTCATTCATGGTCGGGAATTTCGCATCATTAACGATGACACTGTAGAAGGTGTTGTTGATGATCCCCGTGGCATCCGCCGTAAATAAAGGAGTACAAAATGCCTTTTGAAGAAGTTGAATTTAAATTCCCTGATGAAGTACAGGAAAATAAGGGTAAACCCTTAGATAAAGAACGTCCAGAAATTGAAATTGAGATTGAGGACGATACTCCTGAACCGGATCGTGGTCGGCAACCGTTGCCAAGACCTCTGGTTGAGGAACTGGAAAAAGATGAACTTGACCAGTACGACGATAACATCAAGACCAAACTCAAGCAAATGCGTAAAGTTTGGCACGATGAACGCCGGGAAAAAGAATCTGCCATGCGGGAGCAGCAAGAGACTTTGACCATTGCGCAACGCTTGTTAGAAGAGAATAAGCGTATTAAAGGTATTCTAAGTAATGGTGAGAAAGAATACGCTAATACTATTCAGCATAGTGCTGGCATGGAATTAGAAATGGCAAAGCGGGCTTATAAGGAAGCCTACGAAGCCGGGGATTCAGACAAGCTATTAGAGGCGCAACAATCGTTGCAAGTTGCCAACATCAAATTGATGCAGGCACAAAATTTTCGTATGCCCTCTTTACAAGAACCTGAAATTCCTGTACAACAGCAACCTGTACAGTATCAACCTGTACCTCAACCTGATAAAAAAGCATTGTCGTGGCAAGAACGCAATAGCTGGTTTGGTCAGGATAAAGAGATGACTGCTACGGCTTTAGGTTTACACGAAAAACTTAGGGATAGCGGTGTAGAGGTTGGTTCTGAAGAATATTACCGCGAATTGGACAAAACAATACGCAGACGGTTCCCCGAAAATTTTGAGGAATCTGAAGAACAAAAGCCGCAAGGTAGCAGGTCAAAACCCAGCACCGTTGTAGCACCGGCAACACGTAGTACAGCCCCCAATAAGGTTAAACTGCGACAGAGCCAAGTCAGCCTAGCCAAAAAACTAGGTTTAACTCCTGAACAATATGTGAGGGAAGTTTTAAAATTGGAGGCCCAAAATGGCTGAAAACAAACTTACTCGTGAGTTAGAAACACGTGCGGTACAGGAGCGGCCCAAGCAGTGGCAGCAACCTGAATTGCTTCCCGAACCAAACAAAGAGGTCGGGTATGCATATCGTTGGATTCGCGTCTCGACGTATAACACGGCAGACCCGCGCAACCTTTCGTCCAAAATACGTGAGGGCTGGGAGCCTGTTCCAATTGAGGAGCAACCACAATTTAAACTGTTAGCTGATCCCAATAGTCGCTTTAAAGAGAATATTGAGATTGGTGGATTGCTACTCTGCAAAACTCCAACTGATTTTGTTGCGCAACGGAATGCATTCTTTGCAAAACAAACACAGGCTCAGACGGATGCAGTAGATAACAATTTTATGCGTCAAAGCGATGCGCGGATGCCGCTCTTTAAAGAGAGCAAATCTTCGAGCAGCTTTGGTAAAGGTGTTTAATTTTCTTAGGAGTCCTTAAATGGCTGCTTATCCTACTGTCTCGGCGGCTTACGGGTATAAACCTGTAAACCTAATTGGCGGTCAAGTGTTTGCTGGATCAACTCGGAATCTTCCAGTCCAGTACAACTACGGAACCGCTTTGTACTATGGTGATTTAGTCACTTTGTCGGCTGGCTATGTTGTAATTGCAACTTATCCCGTTAGCACTACCAACACTACTGTTGGTGTGTTCTTGGGCTGCTATTACACCAATCCAACGACCAAGCAACGTCAATACTCGCAGTATTATCCCGGTAGCGTGACTGCTGGCGATATCACTGCAATCATTGGCGATGATCCTGACCAAGTAATCCGTTGCGCGGTTACTACCGGTGCTTCTGCTACTACCATTGGATCGGCCTCGTCGATTCTGGTTGGCGTGAACATGGCTGGTAATACCCTGACTGGTTCTGCTTCCACTGGTAACGGTGCAGGCGCTGTTGTTGCGGCTTCGGCTACGACTTCTGGCGGCGGCTTCCGTGTCCTCAATCTGGTTCCTGATACCCAAATCAGCACTTCCTGCACCTATGTGTCTGGTGGCGCTGCTTCGGCAACTTCGGTTGTTGTATCTGGCCTGACTGTTGGACAATATCTGCCTGTTGGTACTGATGTGTTCAACTTGGTAAACGGTCAACTGCAATTTACTGGCGCTACGCTAAGTTCTGCATCGACTGTAACTACCACTGGTAGCACGACCCTGACTGTTACTTCGGTTACGACCCAAGTTGCTGGCACCGTTGTGTTGGTTCAAAGTCCCGAAGTGTTGGTTAAGTTCAACTTCGGCGCTCATCGCTACTACGTAGCATAAGGAGTAACTCAAAATGGCTATTTCACGCGCACAACTACTTAAAGAGTTGCTCCCCGGCCTGAATGCTTTGTTCGGTCTGGAGTACGCCCGTTATGGTGAAGAACATAAAGAAATTTATGAAACTGAAACCTCTGAGCGTTCTTTTGAAGAAGAAACAAAGCTGTCTGGCTTCTCCGCTGCACCTGTTAAGAACGAGGGCTCTGCCATCGCTTATGACAATGCACAAGAGGCATGGACTGCACGCTACAACCACGAAACCATTGCTTTGGGCTTCTCCCTGACGGAAGAGGCAATCGAAGACAATCTGTATGACAGCTTGTCCGCTCGTTACACCAAATCGTTGGCTCGTGCTATGGCGTACACCAAGCAGGTTAAAGCTGCTGCTGTTCTAAACAATGGCTTCTCGGCGGCTTACCCCGGCGGTGATGGCGTTGCTTTGTTCAGTGCTTCTCACCCGCTGATTAACGGTGGTACTAACAGCAACACTCCCGCTGTTGCAGCCGATCTGAACGAGACTTCGTTGGAAAACGCAGTTATCCAGATCGCCGCTTGGACAGATGAGCGTGGCCTGTTGATCGCTGCTAAACCAGCTAAGTTGATTGTTCCTCCTGCTCTGCAATTCGTTGCTACTCGTCT